ATTCATTACAGACTGTAATTGCGTAACTTATCTTCATCTTAACAAAATGAAACGTAAATCATTTCTTTACCGTTTTGGTATGTTTTTTGTTGTTTATCCTTAAATTTAGCAATAGTGTATTTAGATTTAACTTTTATTAAAGTTTTTTCTACCTCCTTCATATCTTTTAATCCCTTATAAGAAAAAGTATTTACTATACACTTTGATCTTTTAGGTTTAAACATATCCTTACCTTGTAAATCTTTACCAATTAATTTTCTTTCCTTATCAATGAAAGGTGCGTCTTCTACATGTACTGTTAATCTCATCATAACTTTTTATTTTTATTTAAATATAATGTAAAATTTGGGATAAGCCAAACTACTCTGGGAGAACTCCTATATAACTTAATGCCTCCATAAAATCTCTTTCACTAAACATCTTCATAGTGGTCATATCCATTCTATGTTTGTAATATTGGTCTTTCTTATTTGGTATTGGGTATTTTTGTTTTTCTTCTTCTTTAACTTCAATAGCCTTTACAGCTGCCCATTTCCAATTATTTGCCTTAGATCCATTTGCAAATACCATTCCTTGCTTGGGTAAGTTTATTGTTGATGGTAGCCATGATTGACCTCCTTTATCTTCAAATATTAAGTCTTTATATAGTTCAGGTAATGTTTCTGAGGTTTCTTTTAAAAATTCTGCGCCTGATTTCATTAATGAATTACTTTGAAATCCACATCCATAACACATATAGTTAGTTATATCTTCATTTATTTTTTGAGTATAACAAGCATCTGATCCACATCGTGGACATTCTTCTAATTTGTCTGAATTCATGATTCTACTTTTTTAAGTTTTGGTAATTTTAATTTAGGGAGTTTATTTTCTCCTAGTTTATTCAGTTTAGGTAATTTTAAAGGTACTTGTTTAGGAGCTGCTTTAACATTTTTTTCTAAAATATCACCTAATAAATCTTTCATTTTATTATATGTAAAGTTCTCTTTACAATATTGAGCTTGACGTTTAGCATTTGGAAGAAAATCTTTATATTTCTTATGAGTATCTTTTAATACTCTTCCTAACTGCATTTGGTCAACATCAAACCATTTAGATTCTTTTATTAACCATTTATTTTGAGCACTTGGATGAATTTCCCCTAAATTACCAGGCAATAAAACACTCATATCAGGTTTTAAAAAATCAATATGACCTGACCATCCTGTAGTTATGATGGGTTTTTTAGTTTGAGTAAATTCTAGTAATGGTCTTCCAAAACCTTCACCTTTAGTTAAACTAATCATGGCTTTTACTTTAGAGTGGTTATATAAATCATTCATTTCAGTATCAGTAAATTCACCATGAAGTAAATAAATTTTAGGTAATTTACCTCTTACTGTTTTCTTTATATTTTTTATTTTGGCTAATGTTTGGTCTCTATCCATATATGAGGTTCCACTATGACTAGTTTTTAAAATTAAGGCGGGTTGTTTTGGCTTGTTTTTAAATGTCTCACAAAAGGCTTTAATTAATAAACCTATATTTTTTCTATCATGTCCAAAATCTCCTTGTATCCAATGACCAACAAATAGATAACAAAACTCCTCTCTTATTCCTGATAGATTAAATGGTGATTTATTTGATTTATAAACATCCTCATTAAATCCTTCAAATAGTATTTCTGTGGGTTTTGTTAATTCTATGTTTCCTATAGGTTGTTTAGTTTCTTTATCAACTTTTTGGAATTTAGTATTCTTTAAAACATCAATAGTATGTTTAGAAGAACCTAAAATCATATCCATTCTATTACATCCCTCAACCCAATCAGCAGGTGCTAAAGTAGATTCAATCCCCGCTGTCACTCCTATGTTATAATGACCTTGAGGCATAAATTCACTTGGAATTGTAATTTGCATCCAAACATCTGGCTTTGGGTATTGTTGATTAGCTTCAGGTTGAAATAAATGTTTATTTAAAAATTCCCATTCAGGATGATCTTTAATAAACCCCCAAGGTGTATTTCCCCACCTTTGAGCTAAGATTTTAACCTCATATTTATCTAATTCTATTATTGCTCTAACTACATCCCTACTTCTAGAACCATAACCTGAGTATGTGTCTATTGGGCAGCTTATTATAAATTCTGGTTTATTCATATTTAATATATTAATGAGTGTGTTTGTGTATTTTTAGTGTTAATATCAGTATCTATTAGTTCATATTTTTCTCTTGGTTCCCAAGTATCAAATAATTCATCTATAGCTTCAATTATTCTGTTGCTCATTTTTACAGCTGTAAAACCTGCTTCATCTCCTAAAGCCCATTCTCTACCCTTTTTACCCTTCTCATCTCTTTCTTCAGGTGATAATTTATATACTTTTCTAATTTGTGTGGCCGCATCTTCAGCTGTGCATCTATCATCCCAAATATAAGGTGTTTGTGGAGAACCTTGAAGCGATCTACTTGTTGGAAATACTGGAAATGCCCATTCGCCATGTTTTTTATAGGTACCTAAATGGTTAGAAGGAAAATCTTCATCAAAATCTATCCATTCACCCTTTTTAACCCCAGGACCTTCATCCATATCATATTCAAATCTCATTTGGTCTTGCATCCCACCTGTAACATTAGCTATAAAAGGTGTTCCTGCTAGCATTGCTTCAGTTAATGTTAATCCCCAACCTTCATTAGAGGTTAATAGTATTTGAACATCCGCTAAATTATAAAGTAAATTTAATTCTTTAGCACTAACTTTACTAGTTGAAAAATATATAGCATCTGGGTATTTTTCTTCAAATAATAATTCTCTAATAGCTTCTAAATCAGTTCCATGATCACTTGTTACTTCTGTATGTAATAGAAAAGCACATTTGTCTGCTTTTTCTTTAGGTAGTGTATCTAAAAACATTCTAAAAGCCATCATAGCATCTGGAATTTGTTTTCTTCTAATATTTCTAGAGTTAAAAAACATTAAAAAATCAACTTCTCTATCTCCAAATATACTTTTTCTTAAGTCATTCATTTCCTCAGAATTTCTATCAATTGGAAAATACATTTTTGAATTTAATCCATGAGGAATATACTTAATAAGTTTACTTTCAGCTTTTTCACCTAATACAATCTTATTTATATTTTTTGTTTGTTTAGAAATTGCCAATAAAGCATCACATGATTCATAGAATGATTTATTATATAAAGGTGCTGGATAATCATCCCAAATATTTAAATAAATTATAGGTAATGTTTTTCTAATTTCATTTTCTATTTGAAATAACCAAGTGAAATACCTAGGATCAGTTATAATAAAAAGAGCATCAGGTTTTTCTAGTTTAATAATTTGTCTAATTAAATCAGGATCACCATATCCATCTACAGGATATAACATAACACTAGAATCATCTAAACCTGATTCTTTATTAGTATCAGATGATAAATCAAAACGTTTACCTTTATCCGGATGTTTAATAGCTCCTGCTATTTGGACCCAATTAAAATGTTGGGCGGTATGTAAAACCATTTCCTTTGCAACTGTAGCTACTCCTGAATGGACTCTAATATCATCACATATTAGGAGTATTTTCTTCCTTTCATTAGATGGAAGATACTTAAAATGTTTACTCATAAGTTATTTAAATTTTTAAATCGTGATTTGTAATTGTTCTTCTAAACTCTTCATCGTTCATGTAAAGATCAACAGCCCGTTCAGATAGTTTTTGAAATGAAAACTTTCGTTTAATACATTCAATTCTAAACTTATCCCACAGCTCATTATCAATTTTTACACTTGTTAATTTTTTAGCCATTTTATTTGTTTTTATTTTATTATATATAAGTATATTAGGATTTAGGAAGGTTAACACCTAATCCACATAATTTTAAATCTTCTTTATAAGGACAGAAAGTACAGTTCCATTTTGAAGCATTAGGTTCCATTACTGATTCTGTGTATTTATTACCTTCAAAACATGTTTCAATAAATTCATTTACTGCTTTTGTTGCTCTAGAGACTTTTATTTTTCCTGATGGTGGTCTAAATTCTTGGACTCGTTTTTGTGGAAAATCACCTTCAGTATAAACTTTTCTCCTTACAATCATGAACTCAACATCAATATTTTTTTCTGGAACTCCAAACTGTTCTGAAAAGAATTTTTTATATAAAATAAGTTGGAATTGTTTTTCTTCATCCTTTTTAGTATAATCATTCCATCCCTTAGTTGATGTTTTAATATCAATAATTTTAAAACTGTTAGTAGGTTCATGATACATAACAATATCTAAATAACCTAAATAAAATATATTAGGATATTTGGGATTAGGAGCTATGGTGATTTTAGTTTCAATTCCTGCTAAGAACCATCCACGTTTAGAAAAATATTTTCCTCTATTCTTTTTTAAAAATTTTAATATCTCAACTCCATCATTATAGAACTCTTGTAATTCACCTGGTTGGGAAAAATGTTGTTTGTTATTTTTCTTATACTCATCCATATAATGCTCTCTGATTTTAGTTTTAAGCATAGAGTCTATATCTTCTCTATCAGCAGCAGCTCCACTTTTTTCATACATCACCTCTAGATAATATTGAAAAGTCTCATGAAATGCTTTTCCAAATACTGTGTGTACACTTGGATTGTATACTTTATGACCCTCCCTATATTGGAGAGCCCATTGTTTAGGACATTTCTTCCACATTGAGTATTGTGAGTAAGAAATATTTTTCTCATAAGCATAATTTATCTCATGAGATTTATGTTGTTTCATCTCCTTTATTATTGGAGGGATCTTTTTAGCCATAACTTATTTTTTCCATTTATTCCTCCCAACTAATAAACCAATTATACCATAATTAGCTACATCTAGAAATGTGTCTTCTATTCCTTCTCCTTTAACAAAATTTTTACCATTTACTAATAAATTTCTTAATCTTGAAATTTTATCTGTTAATCTAATAGCTAAACCTGTTAGTGAAAACTTTTTATCGGTTTCTTTAGTTAAATCTCCTCCTAAAGAAATATTTTGTAAACCATAGTCCATATGCTTAGCTGCAAACATTCTGTACATTTCATCTTGAATATCTTTAAATTCTTTAGATAACTCAGGGTATTCTTTTTCAAAATGAGTTACTGTATGATCTGATTCTGCTTGGTATACTTCCCAATCCTTTCTTAATTCTACTATTTCTCTAAGTGCTGTTAAATCATCTTTAAATTGATCTTTCATTTAATTAATTTTTTAATTTCTTTATCCTCAACTCCCATTTCTTTTAATATGTCAGTCATGTCATTTTTACTCATTAAATCAATATAAGTAGAAGCTTCTGATGAGCCAATCTCAAAATAAGAAGTTATTTTTTCTACTAATTCTTTATTGGGTTGTTTTGTTTTAGTCT